ATAGTTCATAAAAATTATTATAAATATATATCATATGGAGAAACAATCAAAAATGTAAATAATAGACAATTTAGTGAAAAAATAAAATTACATGGAGATGTACTCAAATTAAAACCATATAAAAGTCTATATGCCACTATAGAAGAAGAATCAGAAAATATGCATTGGATTGTAGGATCATTGCGAAAAGCAGAAGAAGCATATATTAAAAAATTAATTAGAACTACACACGTTGATGATACATTTATAGGCATAGGCGAGAATCTTAGTAGGTTTGAAGATTTCCCTGGAATATATTATAATTATTATGATGCAAAAGTAGGAGGAGATAAAATGAGATATGAAAAATATATATCAAATACAAGTAAAGATATAAGACATAGATTTTTAACCTGCAGTATTATTAATAACTTTGATAATAATAAAAATTATATATTACATAGTACAGATGTAGCATATTATATAAATGATATTATTAATTGTAAATATAATGAAGATATTAAATGTGTTCAATATCATACTTTTAATATTTATATAAATAAAGATATTGAAACTGAGAATAATATATATTATCTTAAAATAAAAAACGGGGAAATTAAATATAAACCAAATGGAAATGAATTTTCATATAATCATAAACATGTAGAATTATTTGGAAATAAAATAACTGTAGAATTTATTGAAAAATTGTTTAAAGAAAAGGAAATTAATTGCAAAGTTAAAAGAAATTATAATTTTGAAGTTGAATTCATGAACGTGGTAAAAGTATCTAAAGAAATGGCATATTGTAGTATAAGGATAAATAGAAAAGAAGGAAATGGAAATGTAAAATTTGCAACTAGATATCACGATTACATAAATGAAAAATACTTAATAGAAGAGGCTGAATATATTGATGAATTAAAAAATATAGGTGATTTTGAAATAACTGAAAAATTAGAATCAGAAGAATTTTGCTCTAAAAATTATAATAAATTTATGAAATGGTTCGATGGAAATAATAAATGCAATGACAATAATATATACACATATAAAGAAACAGCTAAATATAAAAATGGACTTTATTTTTTCAAAGACGAATTATTTATAATGAAAGTATTTAGTCATGTCAATGAAGAAAAAGCATTGCCTACAGAATTAAATAGAAATAGATTGTTCTTTAAAAAATATAAAGTTGATCTTAAAATTAAGAAAGCGTTTATAAATAAAATAATAACTATGTATAGAGGGATGAATATACCAGAAGCTAATATTAAAAATACATTAAACTCAATAATTACATTAGGACATGAAGAGTGGCATATAGATATTGATTATGAATTAGCATTAGTACTAGCAATATTTTGTGCTCGATATGTTGGAAGAATGAATAAAACAATAAAGCGTGAAGTAATGAATAATGCAGATTTATATAATGACAAAGATTATGATGAAAAGCCAGGATTCTTTAAAAGAATGAAGAATATGTTTACTAAATGTGAACGTGATGCTGAAGAATGTGTTGATTTAATTAGTACTGTAGTAAATTCTGAAGCTGTTAACAAATTAATTGATACACAGAAGAAGAGCGAACAAGAAAGAATTGATACTTATGAAAATGTATTATTAAAGAAGGCTAAACTTACTTTTGCAAAATATTTCTTGCCAATAAAGGAATTATTTACTGATTTAACTAAAAAAGAAAAAATCGCTAAAGAGCATGCAGATGATATCATTAAATACCATGAAAATGCCAATAAATATAATAAAGTAGGATGTGTACTTAAAACTAGTCAAGATATGTTCAATAAATATAAAGATAATTTAAAAAATACAAATTTAGAAAATACTATTAATAATTTTAAAAAATTATATTATTTTAACTATGGTAAATCAGCAAAGAAAGCAATAAATTGGTTCTATATGTTTTGTGTATTCTTTCCTTTCTTCTTATGCTTATTTATGATTGGTGAATTCATTGTTCATATATTTTCACTTAAATTAATTGAAGCTTTAACAAATATGAGATTTTTTCAATCATTCCATATAGGAGAAAGGATATTTCTAGGTATTATAATTATTATATTAAGTGGATTAAATTCACATTTTAATAAAGGATACTGTAAACATTTTTTATTTTTAATAATTAATTTTTATTCTATTTTATTATTTAGAGAGGTGCGTATAATTAATTTAATTATTCATTTATTATTAGATAAATCAAATAAAGTTAGAAATAACTTTCTAATAATTATAACTATTATATCATATATTATAAACAAAGCATATGGATATGAAAATGCAGAATATGTCCAAAAAATAACATATAATCCAGGATCATGTACAATGAATGATTATTATACTATGTATCAGACTTTATTACTTATGTACTCATCAATTAATAAATATATATCAATGAATAAATTAACAGAAAGAAATGCTAATAAATTTAAAATATTAAAAATAAATAAACCAAATATAATTCATAAGGAATCAGCTCCAAATAAAATGCCATTAGTTCAGAAATCATTTAAGATAGATGGATACAATGTAGATAGCAATGAACCATTAAAATTGCATGATTGTTTCTGGTGTGAGTGTGAAGCTGTATATAGACAAATTCAATCAAAAATAGATTATGATGATGCTGTTTTAGAAGATTTTAAAAAATTTGCCCATAAAAAATTAGATAATATGTTAGATGGACCTTTATCAGAAATAATTTCATTCGATTTAAATGCATATATAACAAAATTAGGAGTAAAATCATCTGAATTTGAACAAGGATACTTAGATTATGAAAATTATAAAAAATTAATATTAGCGTTCAAAATGCATGTGAAAATTGATGAGAAAATATACATTAATTATGGAAAATATAAAGTTAAGGCAAGAAATATATCAGCACAAAATAAACGTGTTAAATTATTAATGGGAATAATATGTGAGATATTAATGCATATATTTCATAGTAAAGAATGGTGTGGACCAGGTTCAACAAATGATGAAAAATGTGCAATATATGAAAAATGGATTAAAGAAATACCAGATTGTGGTGTAGTTTGCGCGGATGGATCTGCTTTTGATTCTACTCAACATGCTGAACTCCAAAATATAGTAGATAAATATGCATTTGAAAAAGTAATAGACAAATGTACTTTCTTGCAAGAATATGCTGAATCTTCAGACCTCAAGAAAATATGTTATCAAGACTCATTCATAGTATATAGTAAATATTTTAAATATCAATGTAAAGGGACACAAATGAGTGGAAGAATGAACACATGTTTAGGTAATACATTAAGATCATATATGTATGTTGAATATATTAAATATAAAATGAAGCAAGAATACTTTTTCATTAATTTAGAAAATATTAGAGAAATGGTAAATGGTGATGACCAAATAATATTTATGAGAAAAGGATTATTTGATTATTATGAGAAAATAGCATATAAATATGTTTATTATCATGAAGATGTTTCAGTCAAACATGGATTAGGACAAATTGCAAAAATATTCGATAAATATCCAGAAATTAACGGCGCAGAATTTCTTTCATGTATACTATTATATGATCAATTTAGTGGTAAATGTTTGATGGTTAGAAAATTAGAAAGATTCTTACAATTAACACCATTTACATATAATAATAAATTCTTAAATGTCAACAAATTTAGATATATGAATGCAAAATTAATGTTTGATGATGCAATGAATATTATATCAACACAAAATAATTTAACAATATACAAAGCCTATGCCTGGAAAATGTACGAAATAGCATATTTTGAAATGACTAGATTAGAAAAAACAGTTAAATTTAGTAGAAAATTTATAAATAAAGTTGAACAAAGATTAAATGAAAATAAATATAGAATGAAATATAAATCTTATTATTCAGTTAGAGAATGTGATAGAAATAATGAACAAGATAATTATGTATTTGATCAATTATATTATCAATATTTAGAAAAGAATTTTGATATAAAACCTGGAGAAATAAATGAATTATTAGAAACAATTAGCAAAATAGATAAAGATAATTATTTAGAAAAATATAGATGTACAATAATAGATAAATTAAATAAATGTGAAACTATAGATAAATATAATAAAACAAGAAAAGAATTAGAAAAAACTCAAGTTCAGACACATATTACATTAGAAAATAATCAAATGAAAATTCAACAATATCATCATCACTAAATAACTAACAATTAATATGATGAGGGCTCGACCCACTGCTTGGTAAAGCTACTAATAAATTAAACTAACAATGAATACAAACACTACTAACAAAACAAAAATAAAGAAGAAAATTAAGAGGAAAATTCGTGTGAAAGGTAGAAAATTGCCAAATAATAGAAAGAAAAGAGCAAATATAATAAGAGGAAGAAAGATTGCTGCTGCATCAGCCAAGAATTTTAATAAGAAATTTAATGTATTACGTCAAAATGGTAATTCAGTTAGAGTAACAGGTCGCGATTTAATATATTCAATCCCTGATGATTTAACTTCACCAATTCAAACAAGCAATGTAATAACAGTTATACCTGCAAATCCTGCTTATTGGAAAGGAACTAGAATTGCTGCATTAGCCGCAGGATATCAAAATTATAGACCAATATTATTTAAAATAACATATGTTCCTATGTGTGCTGTTACTCAACAAGGTAATGTAATAGGTGGTACAATATGGGATGATGGAATAGATAATGCAAATATACAACAATCATTAAGGACATCAAATGGAGGATTTATGACTCAGTGTTATGTACCACATACAACAAGAATTCGTCCAAAATCAAATTTACAGTTTAATCTATATAGAATGGGTGGTGATTTTACAACTACATCTAATCCATTTATATTTGTAGCAATAGCAATAGGTTGTAAAAACACAAATGATCAAAGAGTCACTCCTGGATATTTTTACGTAACATGGTCCTTTGAATTAAAGAATCCCATTGGAAGCGTTAATTCATATAATAATAGCGGCTTAATTAAATATCAAGATGTTACTGCTGAGATGAACACTACAATAATTAATTTAGATCCACAGTCACCCATACCTTTTGGCGCTTACATTAATGTTGAAGAAGAAGAAAGTGAGTTGGTTGCATATTATAATGAATCACCAGTTGAAATATTAGCACAAACACCAACTTGGGCTTTTACATCAGTTTCAAAAACTTCAACAACTAAAGATATAAAGAAAGTTGCAATAGTTTACGATGGAGTTAGCACATCGGATGCAATATTAGGAAAAGATGGCTATCAAGGTTTTATTAGAATATATGATAAATATTTTGAAATATATATTTTCAAGTCTCCAATTCAATATAAATACAAAATTAACACCGATGATCGTATTTTATTATTAAATAATGTTAATCAGAATTTCGGTGATTTTCTTGGCTCGGTAACTATAAATGGTAAACAAATCATTAATGAACAAGAAATAGATTCAACATGGAAAATGGATGAATTTAAAGCAAATAAAGAGATGTATTATACTGTAATTAATGATTCCAATAGAAAGAAACGCGTTGCTAACAATTTGGCAAATTCTATTAATCACTTAGATATCAATGAAGAAGATGCTATCAATTACAAGTAAAATTAGCACTTCTAGTAATAAAGCTATGCTTTATCAAGTAGGATAACGCATCCATAAGTGCGTTGTGATAAGTAACTTATGGTAAAACAAGTTTGTAAGGTACTTGTAAAACAACTTTCTGGTCTAATCTACACCAGGCTTGAGTAACTATAAGAATATACCTGAAGTTAGATATAAACAAAAAAAAATAAAAAACAAAAATAAAAACCAACAAATAAATTTTAATTAATTATATAGTGGAGAGGGATAACCATAAAGACCCGGGCAGAGGAG